TTTTTTAAACTCTCTCATCACTTTTGCAATTTTTCGGTCTTGTTTTTTAGTTTGAGTCATTTTTTCCTCTAATAATTGCAACATTACCCATCATATCGTCTGCTTTTGGCAATGTTTTAGACAAAATAGTTTTTTCAATCGACGTATTAGCTCTTAGTTTTGCTAATTCTTCGTTTTGCTCTAATTTTTCGTCTTGATTTTGTTGATTCATCATTGATCTCATGCGATCAAGATTAATTCGGTCTTCGCCTTCACGTTCTTTTCTCTCATTTTCCATTGCTCTAAGATCTAACTCTCTTGCTCTTAGTTTTGCAACTGGATCATTACCAAAATCACCGCTAATTTGTTTTTCTTGCTGTAAAAATTCTTCCATCATTTCAGCAATCAACACCGCTTTTCTTGATTCAATTTTTTCAGATAACATTTTAATTTCAATCTGTGTTTGTTGTGCCATTTGTGGATTCATTTGTGCCGCTTGTTGCATTTGTTGAAGCTGTGCTAACTCATCCCTAAATTCAATTTCAGACTGCTCTTGAGCCATTAATGAAATGTGTTCAAAAATATTTTTTTCTAAACTTGCAGTAACCACTGGATTATTTTTAGCGATATTAGTTCCCATAAAATTTAAATGCGCAGTAATATGTGCTCTATGATCTTGACCAGGAAACGCTTGGAATGGTCTCCCTGCAAGAGCATCAATGTGCTCTAATGCAGGGTCCTTTGGTACAGGGGGTTGTGGTCGAATAAGTATTTTATCAATATTTTTTACACCGAGTGCTTCATACATGTTTCGATAAATTTCATACTGATTGTGAATTTGTGGATTCGATGCTGCCAGTTGAAGTTCAGTCTGCGCAAGGGAGATACGCTGAGTCTGAGAGAATATATTAGGATCTGCAACTGGCAGAATGTCGACTCTATCGTCAAAGTCTGTCTGTTTAATCATTCTTTGACCGCCTACCACATCATACGGATATTCTTGTGGTAAATAAAGTTTGAAAACTCTTGCCATTAATTTGAATTCGTTTTTCAGTGCTGCATAAATTCTTTTGTGAATTGCAGACATGGTTCTGCTTCCTCTTTCTAAAAGCGCGACTGTCGTTCCCACTGCAGCGCTTTGATTCCCATCACCTATCTGCAAGTCCGCTATAGATGCAAAGCGTTGACCTGCGTTTACAACGACACCCAATAAATTTAAGAGAGTTTGTGATGGTTCTTTAAATGGTAACATCATAAATGCATCACGGATATTTCCACCAGGTGCATCAACGTCTCTAAATTCGCCTGGTTGAATTGACTGTGCGTCATCTCTAATTCTGATTCCTCGTTGTTTAAAACCTGCAGGTAAATTTGATAATGTTCCTGCGTCTAGAAGTTGTCGTAAGGCAGCAGTTGCTGTTCTTGATAATCCACCAATCATGTGAATTAAACCAAAACCGTAAAAACCTAATCCTGGTAAAAATTTAAAATGAACAAAATATTGTATTTTATTTTTCTTTTGATTACCTATTTCATAGTTTCTTTTAATGGATAAAATTTCTCTAGAGTTTTCTTCAATTGTCACAATGTATGGAAGCTTGATGCCCGTGGGTAAACCATCTGCACCTACATCTTCAAAACCTTCAATATCTAAATTAATATGATATTCTAAAAGGGTAAAGACATCATCATCTCGACCTGATTTTGTTCTGCCTTCAAGTTCATTTTCTTTTTGTTGTAATTCATCTTCTCTTACTTGACCTGGTTTTAATTCAACATCTCTATAGAACCCCGCGACTTGCTGTTTGCGTAATTCATTCTCGGATATTTTAATTCTATGAATGATCGCTTCTGCATCATCTAAACTTGTTGCGGTGTAAGGAACAATTAAATCATCTGCCGGTACAAATTTGGATACTGCTCTGCCTTCAACTTCATCGTAGTAAACTTTTTTAAATGTTGAACCACTTAAAGGTAAATAGAATAACATTTGATCAAACTCTGGCTCGTATTCTTTCATCTGATCCATAATTTGATAATTCATAAATTCTTTAACACGTTGAGACTGTTGCTCTTTATCTGGTGTTGGCATTCCGAGGATCTGAGTTCTCACAGGTCCGTCTGCTGGTAATAATTCTTTGTACGCCAAAGCTTGAAACTGAGTCACAGCTTCTGCTAAAACAGGGTGAGTTGCACCTGACGCACCTTGGAAAGGTTCGGTTCTGTTGTCATATTTAAAACCTAAAAGGTCTAAACCTTCTCGGTAACTTCTTTCCCAATCTTTTCTTGATGATTTATAATCTTGGTAATTGCCATAAAGTTGTGAGGCCATTTTTCCTAATACATCATCAGGTAAAAATTCTGCTAAGTTTGCATAATGTTCATCGCCACCTTCAGGTGCGACTGCATTTGGATCGTAATCAATATCTACTGAGCCATCTTCATTCTCAGTAATTTCAACATCGTTTGGTTGTTCTGCAACTTCTTCTGCAGCTTCAACTAACTTATCTTGAAGTTCTTCGTCTCCAGGAATCTCTAAAGTTTTTCTAGGCTCGTTTGGAAGAGCCTTGTCTATTTCTGCCATGTAATTTTCTCTCCGATTTTATTGTTTTAACAGTATTATAGTTATATTCAACCCCCTGCGGTTGTGGCCCTGACTTTGGTGGGGGTCCTGATTTCTTGCCAAGTGTTATTTTAGTCAATGTCAATTATGTCCTCTACAATGTTGGGTAAATCATCATATCCTCCAGCAACCTCATCAACAATGTCTTTATAGTCTTCTCCGTGTTGTGGGAAACGAATTTGAGATTGTTCAAAATACTCATCGGGTATTTTTTCTTTTGTTTTTTTATTAGTAAAACCTTTTTTAACGCCTATTGTAGATGGATTACCTGTGTCAGAGAAAAATTCAATTCTTACTTCTTCTGGACCTTCTTCTACCATTACTAATTCTTTAGTTTTTGGATTACGATATGTATATACATCATCCTCTTTTAAAATGCCTGTTTTATATTTTTGTTTTTCTCCAAATTGTTTTACAGCCTCTACTACTTTATAAAAAAAATCAGGCATCCCGTCATCTTTTAAGTATTGTGGAACTTTTTTTACAGCTTTTACAGCGTCTGGTCCAAACTTTAGAGCACCTGTAGCTAAGCCTACACCTAATGCTCCAAGTCCTGCACCTTTTTCTATAAAGTCTCTTCGGTCTGGATCCACAGGTGCGTTAGGGTCAATTTGAATTGTAGGTTTATCTAATGCGGGTGTTGTTGTCTCCAGGTCCACCTTTTTCAAAACCAACTCTGCCACCGGATGCAAAACCAAGTTCAGTTCCTAAAGCTTCACCTTGCATTTGACTTTCATAAAGTTCTCTTTGATATGGAGTCATGGCATCAATTGCAGCTTGAGTCTCTTGAGCTTTTTTATAAGTGTAATAACCTGCTTCACCTGCTAAAGATAATAAACCAAGTGGAGATAAAACTCTTGCAGCACGTAAGGCAGGCGCTGCTCTCATTCCTAAATTAATTGCTCTCTCTAAACCTCTTCTTAACGGTTGATTACCGCCAGCTAAATATGATGCTGCTTTACTTGTTCCTTTAACTGTTGTTGGTGCAAGCGCTGCTTCTAATCCAAAAGTAATTCTATCTTCAGGCCTTTTTAAATCATAACCACCTTCAGGTCTAAATGCATAAGTTAAACCTAAAACACCTGTAGGACCAAAGATTGCAGGAAGTGTTGGAGCTCCAACTTTGAGCATATTCATAATTGGATTTGCTGCTAATTCTTTACCTCTTACGGTGTCTCTTAAAATATTATCTACAGGTATATTTGATTGGAATTGTTTTAAACTTGATTTTTTTGCAAACGTATCTCCTCTTGATTTTAAATTAAGAATATCTTCTTCTTCTAATTGATCAAAACGTGGAACAGGATATAAAAAAGAAGATCTTACTTTACCACCTAATAAATCTAAAGAAAAATCATCTAACATTCCTCCTAGTTTTTTATTAGCGGAAATTTTTAAATCTGTAAGTTCTTGAAATAATTTTTTCTTTTTATCTAAGTTTTTTTCTGAGTTAATTTTTTTAACAAGTTTTGCTGATTTTTTATCCCAAATAGCATTTTTAAAATCATTAAGTTCTTTTGGAACAATTGAGCTAATTCTTAAATAAGCATCTTTTGGTGCACCAACTTCTTGCGCTAGGGCTCTTCCCAAACCATGTTCTAATCGATAATTTTTTTGTTTAAATTTAATTGCTTTTTGACGTCCTGTTTCGTATGCTTTTTTTAATTCTTTTTCTTCAAAATCTTTTTCATTTAAACCAGATGCTATTAGTGACATCATTTCAGCAACTCCTGTGAATAAATTTTTCTTATAAACATCTAAATTTACTTTACCTTTTGTTTTTTCAAACATTCTTCTAAAAGCTAATCTTTCTTTTGAATTTAATTTTTCAGAATCAAATCCAGTTTTTTTTAAAGCTTTAATTTGATCGTCTGTAAATTTTATCTTCCTAGTTTTACCAGATCTAATTCTAGATTGACTTGGATCAAAAAACACACCTTCGTTTCTTGAAATATTTTGTTTAATAAGTTTTGCATTTTTTGAATTTGGACTTTCTTTAGATATAAGATCTTTATAATCTTTATAGCCGTAATACTGTGCTCCTTTATCGTATTCAGGTCCACTAACAATTTTTTGTAAATTTGAAAATTGTTTACCTCTTCCAACATTAATATTTCCTCTTCTAACTTGATTTTTTTGTTGTTGACTTAATGATTCAAAATTTAAATCAGGGTTTGCTTTTTTCCAAGCTTCTTCATTTGCAATATATTCTTCTTCAGTTAAAAGAGTTCTAAAACCTTCTCTAGTTCCAAGATCATCTCCTTTAAACATTCCGTCTTCACCAATCACGCCACCTTCAGCATTCAAGGTTCTTTTCTTTTTAGTTAAGGGTTGTTCTCCGGGGACAGTATCTTCAAAGTCTTTATACATCTTGTCAAAAATATCATCAAACATACCTGGCTTCTTATCCGACGTTGTCGGTCCTTTTCGATCGGTATCTAAGTCTTCTCTAAGTTTAAATTGACGAGAAGGTTTTTTAGTTTGAAAGTCTACGGTACCATCATCATATCTAATAAATCTTTGATCGTCTGGTAGCTCACCCATCAACTTATTAAAAACATTATCATTCTCTGCAAGTTTTGGATTTGCTTTGAGTTCTCTAATAAAGTTAGGGAACGTTGTAGTGACATATTCATACGTCTCGTCATCTGGTTTTATGTCTCGTATCGTATTTTCTAATCTTGCAATGATCGCTTCTGCATTAGTAAACTGACCTTTACCTGCACGGTTTGTTTTTCTAAATTCAATAAGCTCTTCTGTAGTTAATAGGCTTGGATCGGTTTGATCTTTAACTTTTTCAACATCAGTTTTAGGAGCTTTACCTTTTTTAACCAGTTTCTCTACTAGCTTCTTGCCACCTTTGATAGCACCTGCCATAGCAAGTTGTTCATACTCAGGCTCAGCAGGCCTGGTCAGGTATTTCATCATTTGATTGTATTCAGCGATCTTCACGGTTATACCGCCAATATGTTTGGAAGTCCTGGTGCCTCAACTAAATCATCGGGATCAATATCCATTTGTGCATCGTCTGGATCGACTTTAAATTTTAACTTATCAATCTCTTCCGCAGAAAATTTTGTACCTTTCATTTCTGCTGCACCTTTCGTGCTAAAGTTAGAGGGTAAATTTTTTAAAAACTGTCCTTGATCATTTTGATCTTGTAAGAATCTTTTTAAATAACCTTGAACATTCGACTCGTCATCGGCTAGATCAATATGTTTATTATAAAATTTTAATTTTTCTTTTGATACTGGATTACCATTTGCATCAACTCCGGTAAAAAATTCCATTACTTCTTTTTGAGTTAAAGGTATTTTTCCTTCCCTGCCTCCAAGTGTTGCCATTGGAAACTCTCTTGGTTTAAATTCAAAATTAGGTTGAATGTCAACTTTGTTTTTTAAATCTAATTTAATTAAATCAATTCCATCCGGTGTTGCACCGTGTTTCTTAACAAGCATCTCTAAAACTTCAGATGCATCTCCACCATAGTATCTAAATAAAACATCAAGTGGATCACCGTCTAATCCTGATCCTGTTGGATTTAACATTCCTTTTTTCATTCCTGGAGATAAATTCTTTAACTTACCTGCTTTAATATCTTCAATAATTAATTGTCTTGCCACACCTCTAAGCTCGGCTTGGTCTCTTAAATTTTCTAATCTCATGGTACCAAATACATCATCACCTTGTTTTGAAATTTGGTCTGCTTCTGCTCCAATTTCAGCTGCAGTGTTTTCAATATTTGCAAAACCTCTTTTCATTCCAAGAATTCCTTGATCAATTTTTGATTTTCTTGGACCAGGTGAATCTTTAGGTAAACCAAGTTTCTTTTGTAAACTCTCTAATCCTAAACCCGTTAACTTTTCGCCTGATTCTATTTTCAAGACAGGAGCTTCTGGCCGCTTGAGGCTCGCTATACCTTCTTGGCTGCTAGGGTCTTGTAAAAGTCTTCTTTCAAATCTTTTTACGTTTCTAAAAAAATTACCTTGTTGATCAATGGGAAGTTTGCTTAACTTATCTGGTCCTAAATCGATGACCTCTTCTAAGTCTTTTTGAAAATCTTTAAGCTGTTCTTTAGTTGCTCTTTCAATATCAAGTTCGCTCAAGGCTCTATAAGCTTTTTCTCCAGCAACAACGTCTAAATCTTTTTTAGGAAAATCTACAACTTTGTCGTCTTTATTCTTTTTAGCTGCATCATCTATTTTGGATTGCATCTTTTTGACTAAAGGATGCAATTTTCCAAGTGATTTGATTAATATGTTTAATATCGTGGCGTACATTATTTTCTTTTCTTTTCACCTATTACTTGTTCTTTTTTCTTAATCAATTTACCCTCTTGGTCTTTGACATCAATGGTATATTCCATTCTTGCTTTTGGAGGTTTGACCGTTTTTTGTAATTTAGGTTTTTTTCCGGTAATTTTGGTTTCAGGTTTTACTTGTAAAGGTTTAGTGGGATCTTTTTTCAAAGCCTTACCAAAACCTCTTAATGCGATACCAACAATTGAACCCATTATTATACTCCTTTAATAAAGAATATTAATAGTACGTTTTAGGGCTTTGTTCAACAGTTTCCTCAACATAGTCTTCGGGGTGTTCAAGAAAGCCTCCTTGTCTAAATCGCATGACCGCTTGGGTTGTCGAGTCCACCAGGTCGTCATGATCCCCGTATGGAAACGCTGCACACTCCTCAATCACCTCTTGAGCAAATTGTTTTTCGGTGGGCGCCCATATGCATCCACTTTCAAATAGAGGTGCAACTGAGTTAACACGTGTATGT